AGGTCTGCACTGCGGAGGTCTGCACCGCTGAGGTCTGCACTGCTGAGGTCTGCACAGTAGAGGTCTGCACTGCTGAGGTCTGCACTGCGGAGGTCTGCACCGCTGAGGTCTGCACTGCTGAGGTCTGCACTGCGGAGGTTTGCACGTTCCCCTCCTTCTTCGTTTCGCAACCATCTGCCGTGACTTTCTATAATCTCCTGTAATTTTTCTGCACTTATTTTCATAGTTACCGCTCCTTTAAACTTTAGCTAATTCACCTTGACGACATGCTGACCGTTTTGGTACTACATCAGGCACTAACGGATGATATTTATAACACCGTTCACGATCAGCTACCACATAAGTAAATCCGCTTTCTTTATCTACTCTCAAAAACGGTTGATGTCCGCTGTATGGGCAATCAACAGTATTAATACATTCAGCGCATTTTCGTTCGACGTCTGCGATAAAGCTGATATCGTTGTAATTACGCTTTATAAAGCTATCGTCGGCATCAGGGAAAATCCTCTTTGCTGCAGCTCTAACTTTCTCGCTTATTGGCTGCCGTAGTTCACCAAATGTTTTGCCGGCAGCAAGATCAGCAAACAACTTTTTAACAAACTCATTTGCCGCTTTAGAATTACGCTCAATAGCTTTCTTTTCTGCGCCAATTTTATTCTGCCGGACTATAGACAGCGCTGTATTGATGTCGAACCACGTTGCCCAGCGCGTATTGTTATTAGCTACCCACTCAACAGCTTCCGCCCAATCATTGACCTGTGTATACTTGTATTGTTCCAACGTTTTAGCCATAAAGTTTTCCCGCTGCACATCATTCATCGGTGGTGGAGTTAAGCCAGCTGCTCGCCATACCACAAACGCAGCCTCTATATCGCCTATATCAAGCATTCAAATCACCTCACCATGCCCATTCTTTTTTCTGCTCTGTAACACGTATCTCATCTTCCCAACGCCTGTCTTGCAAGAATGTTTCAGGGTATGGAATATAAGCCCCGTTGTTCTCTTTCCAACGGCTTGTCTGTTTATACCGCTCAACAGCAGCTATGATTTTTTCGTACAGCTCCACACAAGGATCAACAAGCTTGTTCCACTCGATTTTAGCTACAGGCTTTTTCACTTTCACCGGGTATGCTTCCCAAAATCGGGCAAAATATTCTTCCCGCTCACAATCAGGCGCTTCTTGTTTCTTTTCGTTTTGTTTATTATTAATAATATTATTTATATATACTTTCTTCTCCGCGCGAGATTGTGTTACAGGTTGTGTATCAGTTTGTGTTACAGGTTGCGTATCAGTTTGTGTTCGGTATACGATACACAAATCAAATATCTGATAAAAACCTGATCGACTACCTTTGCCGCCCTGGTATGAAATCAACCCCATCTGAATTAGAGTATTCCTATGCCTACTTAATTCAGTCCGAGAAATTCCACACACCGATTGCAGCATCGTGCTGGACACGGTAAACTCTTTTTGCCAGCCGCCTAAATTGTTAAAGTGCAATAATGCCATATACAAATCAGCAGCTCGGCTATTAAGTTGGTTGAGTAACCGCCAGCTCCAAAACGCATTCATCTGTGCAACGTAGTTCATAATAATCCTTTCAGTCGTCTAAATAATTTCTTCCGATAATCTTCATAAATTCTTCTCTGCTGTGTTCAAGCTCAAAAACCATTTGGCACTCTACCTTTAACAAAGTCCCCAGTGCACTGCCATCATGCACAGCATTGTGGCAACGCCAGCACAGCCAACAGGTAAAACCGTTTTTATCGCTAATTTTCCGCTTGCCGGTACCATAGTAAATATGGTGCAAATGAAGTCCTGTTTCTATCCCACAGTTATAACAATATTTTCCTGTCTGCATGATACTCTTAGCCATGCTTTGCTACTTTCCTCAACAAGCTCAAAGAGTAACCAACCATTTTAGTCATAAGTTTTGTTGTACATCCAGTTTCCATTTCTAACGAAAGCATTAGGTGAGCAATGCCTGCCGCAGTTCGTGCGTGTAAGTCAGCAAGATTTTCAAACTCCCCGGATATAATAACGTTCCCTTCTATCATCACAAATAAAGGCTCATTTTTTTCCAGCTTTTCTGTCAATATTTTCAGGACATGCTTTTTTTCTTTTTTCATTATTATTCCCCCATTCTGCCAGCATAAGCGCCCTATCAGCATCGGAAATAAGGTTTATACCAATTTCCTTTGCATCATTAATCGTTCCATCTAACAACCTACTAAATTCAAGCGTGTTATAAGTACTACTGCCAAAATAACATTGTAGCTGCTTACCAGTCTGCCCATTGACAGTAACTTCGCCAAGATCCTTAACAGTACGCCATTGAGCTTTAAATCGCTCTGCAGCATTAGCTTTTGCAATTATATGCGTAAATACTCCATATCTACCCAACATTTCAAGATATAGCGCATCTTTATTTGTCCGTAGTTTAGCCGCCATTTCCTGTAACAAAAACCATAATGCCGCATTTGCATCAAGGCTACGTTGTTTTCTAACGATTTTTAATTCAAACTGCAATGGTTTTCCATCGTCAGCCTTTTTCTTTAATTCTGCGACCTCTTCCGCCTCTGATGATGAAAGTGGAATCACAACACTTGCCCCCTGCCATGTCTGAATCAGCTGAAGGTCTTGTAACGTAGTTTTCATTTTGCTGCTACCTTCTGACATTTCATACAGAGCGGCCTACCAAATTTCTGTACGCTATAATCATGTACTTTTTGGCTAATTTCAACCGTACATTCCTGACACATCAAAAATTGTGGTCCTGTATTTTCGTCAGGAAACGCAGGCTTAGTTTGGTTTATAGGTGTAGGCGGTTCTGCTTTATTTGATGTTTTAGTGATTGATGGTTCAACAGATTGCTGTTCTTCTCGAACGCTATATTTACCATCGCAAAACCCCCTGTACACATCTGCTGCAACGCCAATGTTTTTCATAGCGTTACCAAGTGCGTCAGTAAGACACATCTTAAAGGCTTCATCATTTGCTGTAAGTCCAGTTTTGTATTTTTGAACAATGAAGTCGCCTCCACAACCAATGATAGGCTCGCTCCAACTATCACCGTTTTTGATAAACAAAGCTACCGTCATATACAGTAATATTTGCTTATCCTCTAATGGATATATAGTCTTATCTAAAATTTCAAATTTCCACCCAATACCACACAAACCAAACTGAGCAGTAATGGCTTCAATCTTCCATTGTGGGTTTATATCACTTTTTCCCCTTAGATTACCTGCTTGGATTGTTTTCAAAGCATCTGTAGGCGGGGTTGCTAAGTTTGTATATATATCAATCATGTCCTCAACCTCACTTTATCTGCACATTCTGATGCTCTACTACCTGTGCCCCATCAATTTTACTGCCAGCTTTGATCGCAGCCTTGATAGCCGCTTTGTCAGGTGATGTTGATGTAACAACTCTCAAAAATTCTGTCGGCAGCTTCTCCTTATCGGTAATTTCCACAGTCTCACTTTTTTTGTAGCTGACTGCGCCTTTGGGAGTCTCAAATTTTTCACCCTTTAAAGCGTAGGCTACATAACCTTTTAACCACTCCGCCTTATTTTTTAAGGTGGCTTTTCTTTCCGTCAGCCTTTTAATTTCTTCCTCAATGGCTGCTGTTTCTGCCATTTTGTTTTTGTAAACCACAAGGCAGCCTTCAATCTTTTCTACTCTATCCATCTTCAACTGATCTATATCCTCGGCAGTCAATATTTCACCTGTTTCAGTATCTACCATTCTTTCAGTATCAAGTTCTAGCAACCGCTCTAATTGTTGATTAATTTCATAAAGTTTCATATTTACACGCCCCAATCTTCAATTTTATTTTCAATCGTATTTGCGCTATTTTTAATCCATTTCAGCAAAACATTTACTTTAGCTTCGCTTCCGTCCAAATCATCTGTGTTATTCAGATTTTCCTGCATTGCATCTAATTCATATCTAATCGAATATACTAAATCATCAAATTTATCCATGCTTGCAATCCTCCAATTCTTTTGCTAAAATGAAGGTGGACGCTAAACCTAGTAAAATTTACATGTCCACCCTGAGCTATCGAAGCTGCAACTTCGGTAGCTCTTTTTCTTTTGCAATACAAATAATCTTCAGTAGGAACGTATTTAGACAAGACGATAACCGGAACTCCATTTTTATCACAAATATGATCACCTTCGCCAATAGGCAGACAATGATCACAATATTCACATTCTAACTTCTCATCTTCGCAGCTCATCTCAACACCCCTACAGTCACTACAGCAGCCATAATAGCTACGTATGTCCCAACAAATATTGCAGTAGTTGCTACGGTAAAATCTCTAATCATAAGCCTGCCACCTGCCCCATAGCGTAACCTATGTCATATATCAGCTTAACTACTGTTGCTATAGACAAAGCGGTCAAAGCCCATACACAAGGTTGCTCCTTAATACTCTCTTTCATCACTACTGCTGTTCCTGCTACTTTGATTAATGCTTTCATAATTCAACCTCCTATAAAGCCTTTAACGCTGCTTCAAAATCAAAATTTTTCCTTCGCTTACGACTTCGCTTTATCCCATTAGATCGATATTCCATATTCTCACGCATAACTTGTGCTAAAGCTTCATCAACTAGCGGAGGATCTAACCTATATACCTTACCAATCCGAAGGTATGGGACAATTCCTTCACGGCAATACCTTCGGATGGTAACCAACGATAATCCTCTGCTTTTCGCATACTCGTCACACGTCACAAGCTCCATCTTCCTGATCCTCCTTTCTTTCAATTTCATCAAGCCCTTTACTATCCTTAACATACTTTTCTTTAAACTCTTTAGAACTTAAATTCTTTACCACTTCGACAAACTTTGCCAAAGCTTCATCTTTCTTGTTCATGGTATATCCCTCTTTCAAAGTTGATATACCAGTCGAAGCGTGTTATAATGTTCTCGTCAGCTTCGGCTGGTCACAAGAAACACTCGCTAAACTTTTCCAGAGAGCAGCGGGTGTTTCTTTTTGTTTCTTAATTAGGATTATTTTAATAACTTCAGTATTAAACCTAATATCGCAAGAACAACAATCATGGACAGAACGAATATATACATCAATTCGTAACCGCCTATCGTATAAGAAGTAAACAGTCCAAAAACAAAGCAAAAACACATTCCTATTACTATGAGTATTATGTTGTTAGTAATTCTTCCAATAACAAGAAGTGCTAATGCTATCATTAGTCCTAACATTGTTACGCTCCTTTTTCACCGCTGTTTGTTTAGGTTTATGAACATTTTGTACATTTACGTGGCAAAAAAATATCATCAACTGTGCTTTTTAAAACTTTTGCTATTTTAAAAGCGACATCTATTGAGGGTTTTCGAGCCCCACTTTCAAGAAATGCAATATACCTAACGGTAACGCCCACTTTACAAGCGAGTAATTCCTGGCTAATATTATTCTTCATTCTAATTTCTTTTAATTTGTTCATTGTACCCCTCCTTTCTCTGTGTACATATTGTACTGTACAATATGTGGAATGTCAATAGCTTTTTTTATATTTTTATTGTATAATGAACACACAGTACACAAAAGGGAGGTGAGCTTGATGTTAGGTCAACGAATAAAACAATTAAGACAAGAGCATGATATAACACAAAAAGAGTTGGCAGACTTCTTGGGAGTAACACCAAAAGCAGTATCCTTTTATGAACTCGGTCAGCGTATGCCGTCCAACGAAATGATTTTGAAATTAGCTCAAAAGTTTTGTGTAAGTACCGACTATTTACTTGGTAACAAAGAAAATATTACTGCCGTTGAACGAGAAGGCTATTACACAAATCCCGAAGCTGCAAAAATGGCGCAAGAAATATATGATAATCCCGACATGAAAATATTATTTGATGCGGCCAAAAATGTATCTCCGGAAGATTTAAAATTTGTAGCCGATATGGTTAGCAGAATGAGAAAAAAGGAACGTAATGAAGATGATTGAACGAACCATATTATTTGATCTTCCTCTAACAATAAAAGGTTTTTGTTTTTGTACTCCTGAAGGTGAAAAAATTTGTGTCCTTAACTCTAGGTTTACTTTTGAAACAAATAAAAAAACACTCCTACATGAGCAGGAGCATATTATAAATAATGACTTTGATAACTATTGTTTTGTTGACGAACTTGAAGCTCAACGTCATAGTCATAAATGATTTAATAAGAATTATTAAATCTTAAATTAAAATTTAGAAAAGAGGCCTCATTATGGATAATATACTGCAAGCATTAGTAGAAATATTTATTATCCTTGTAGGATTTGTATTTGTTTTTGTTGGAATTATGTCGTTAAAGGATGACCACACCGCTTTTAGCAACATATTATTTGCTTATGTTCCTGCTATTATTATGCTTACTGCACTTGTTATAGGATTACCACGTCAGGAAAACTATTACTATGCACGTACGCTTCTAACTATATGTTACTTTTATAGTGCTTATAAATTCTTTTCAATAAAAATTATTAGTTTAAGTTTACTGAACATTGCTCTAGGAATTCATATTTTTCCTTTTGTCGTCCAATATACCCGTTCATCGTGGGTTTTTATTGACATTATATACGCACTTTTGTTTATGTTTTCTATTGTTTACGCTGGTAAAACGCTACGACAACGAAAATAAATTCATAACCCCCATTAAAAAAATGAATTTAATAAAAACTATAAGTAGAGAGGCACTAAATAATGGATAATAAGTTTAAAATTAACACTATTAATCTTACTAACATTTTGTTATTAATTATCATATGTATGCTTTGTTTCCAAGCGTATCAAATAAATTTAATATCACAAGAAATTGATAGCCTTTGGCTTATTCAATCTGGTATAGATGATGTATCTGACGACTTGCGCTACATTCAACGTGAGCTGTCTGATATACAGTCTTACCTTATAAGTTTGTAAAAACATCCCTAAAAATATAATAAAAAAGGACGTGAAGCAATGTACGGCGACGGAACAATATGGTACGACAAAGCACGAAAAAAGTATTGTTACGACTATTGTGACAACGACGGCAAACGTCACCGTAAACGCTTTGCCACCGAAAAAGAAGCCAAAGAATTTAAGAAAGAAATTCGTGCAGAACGTGATAAAGGAAATCTTACATCCTCTTCTATTACCATTGGAGAATGGGTAATAGAATTTTTAGAAACATATCAAAAACCACACCTGCGCAGCAACAGTTTTGCAAGGCAAAAACAAAGTGCTAATAAGCTTGCTCCTATTGCACATATACCCATTGACCAGCTCAGCGGCAAAGAAATACAAAAGCTGTATAATAGCTATGACGGTGTTTTAAGTACCTCTTCAATAAGTAAGATACATAAGTTACTTTTCGCCGCTTACAAGAAAGCTGTGGCTCTGAGAATGGTACAATATAATCCAATGCAAGCTGTTGAACCGGTGAAAATCAAATATAAAGAAATGTCAGTATTTTCTTTTAGTGAACTGCTTCGCATCTTCCGTGTACTACGTACCAACAAATACTATAAAAAATACTACACATTATTTTATTTGCTCCTAGTACTTGGCTGCAGGATAGGTGAACTTCTTGCAATAAAATGGGAAGATATTGATTTTGATAAAAGAGAAATTTGTATACAACGCGCAAAAGACAGTGGTACTGGTCAAATATTCCATGATCCTAAAACAAAAGCAGGTATACGTCACATCCCGATCGTATATGATGCATGCATAGAAAGACTAAAAGCTATGCAGACAAGCGGTAAAATCACTTATATAAACGGCTTCGTATTTTGTACCGAAAGCGGTAAAGCCCTTAACTATGGAAATATCCGACGTGCTTGGGTAAAGATATGTGAGTTGGCCGGAGTAAATAAAAATATCCATACATTCAGGCATACATTTGCTACAGCAGCACTCACTAAAGATATACCCATCTTAGAAGTATCAAGGTGTCTTGGACACGCTGACGCAAACACAACACTTAAAATGTACGGACATGCAATGCCAGGATTTAACAGACATATAATAGACCTTTTTCAGAAGAAAAAAACAAAGAGTGCGACCAAAACTGCGACCATAAATCAACAAAGCTAGTTATATCAATGGTTTTAAAGCTTGCAACAAGCCCTCCGGAGCCGTGTGCGGTGGTTCGATTCCACTCGGGCGTACCAGCAAAAAAGTACCGTCAAAGCCTAGTTTTCAAGGGCTTTGACGGTTTTTGTTTTTTGTGAATCATATTCTTGATAGTGCCGTAAGAAGTCGTGAAATGGCATTAAAAAACACTAAAGTGCGACCAAAACTGCGACCACTTTTTACATATTAATGATGATGCTTCCCAGCTCTCCACAGATAAAAAACTTTACCTGCTCCAGCATCAGGATCGTTGATGTATGCCTTGGCAAATTTTACATACTGCGCAACATCTTCTCCCCAGAGATTCGAATAATCGCTATGCAGCATATTCATTAAATAATACCAGTCGTACTTATTGGCATGTACACCGTTCTGATCCATGACACGGGTTGTTTCTTCTACTGTCCAATGCTCGCCACTTGTACCATCGACGTTTTTCATTTCAGAGACTGCCTTTTTGGCCAGGTGTTCGTCAAAGTGCGGACCATAAGCTATACAATGAATTTTCATCATTATAGCTTCGTAATCTTCCTCATCGATGACTTTGATTTTTTCTAATGCACAGCAAACAATATAATCAACCTGTTCTTCTTTTAATTTGTCACCGTCAATATGCTCTGCATAATGATCGTACTTATGCATTATCTTCACCGTCCTTCTTTTTAGGTTTTTCCGAAAGATTTTCAAGCACTTTCTTTGCAACCTTTTTAGCTATTTCCTGACCTTCTCTACTTGAAAGAAAGGCTATTGTAAAGCCAATCAATAAATTGCCCATTGCCAACGCCTCATTTCTTTAAAGTAACAGACGATGGAGTAACTGTAGGCGGTGTAATTTGTGGCCATACAAAAGCTGTGCAGCAAAGATTATTACTGCGAACCACTGCTAAGGGCGGTTCTGTCATCACACGCAAATTATAAATTTTTCTGCTGCGGATTTGATCTGCTCTTACTCCGTCACCACAACGGTTAATCATTTGAATTACTGTCCCGCCTGTGCCATTTAAAATAACTACCGGCAGTGTATCAGCACCTGCAGGGATTGCCTGGGCAATTAACAAACAAATCTTTTCATTATTATTTATTGTCATCGCCGGAATTGTAATTTGCAATTCATTAGCAGCAACTGCCACCTCAGTACTGGCAACTAAATTAGGACATACTTTACATCCATTATTTCCACACATATTATCATCTCCTATAAAAAATAGGGCGGATTTCTCCGCCCTGTATCACGTCTTACGACGGAGCCTTACTTTTAAACTCCTTTAAGCCATGTTGCAACCGCCGTTCAGGCTATTAATGCCCAAACCATTGATAATGCCGGCATTCGGGCAAACTGCGCCGATACCAGTAACCTCAGGTTTCGGAAGCATACGGCAAGAGATAGAAGCCAATTGAGCTTCTACAGCGTTGAATTTAGCATCACTGTATACGCGGTTTTCCAGAACGACATTTTTCGTACGTTCCTGAGCAAGTTGATCACGCAGGTTTTGATACTCATAAAAGTCAATCTTCGTACCGAGTGCAGAGAAGCCAGCCATAGTTTGCTCTTGGGTTTGACGAGCAGTATTCTCAATCAAATATTGAGTACGCGCGCTGTCGATGATTCCCTGTTTTTCTACCTGGCAATTAGATACAGCATTGCAACCATATGCAGGAGCAGCACCGTTATTGTTCCAACCACCACGATTGCCTAAAAAAGCAGCAAACAGGATAATCAAGAAGATAGCAATCCCCCAAGTGTTAAAACCGCCATAATATTTTTCGTCCATCTGCAAACAACTCCTTTCTTGATATTTTATTTATCACATCAGCGTTTAAGCTGTTGTAACCCCGCACGTAACCTTGCTAAATTATCATTTGGCTGTTGCCCTTGATTAATATCAGGCTGAACAGTTCCGCCGGTTCCCTGTAAATCACCGACTATATTTTTTACTTTGTTAAGATCTACACCAGCAGCCTTAGCAATAAATCCAGCCATAGGATTATTTAAATATCCATTGACCTTAGTAACAATGTCTGAACTAACACCATTCTTAGCCAAAGCGTTTAGCGCATCACCCTTACTATTAACCTTGTTCGCTACATTCATCGCCGTCGCCCATGCTTCCGCAAGGCGGTTCGTGTCCTGCTGGTTTAGTCTCAGCATTTGTGCTACAGCTTGTGGATTGATCATTTTTAAGCACCTCGATTTCACGCTTCATATTCTGCATTTCTTTCAACATATCTGCCATAAGCTGGGTCTGTTCCTGCTGTATCTCTTCCGACGTTTTCGGTGGAGTGATTACTTTAAGTTCAACAAGCTTGTTATAATATTCATTACTGATTTTTTCTAACTCATCATACGCACTTTGAGTAACTCCGATCCTCTGCCGGTTTCCGTAAAAATCAACCTGAATAATATTTGTTCCATCTACAATGCAAGTCATCGTTTGTGGATATGTAGTAAGTACAGAACTGCTTGTAATTCCTAAATTCATATTGCCACTCATAGTCTTGCCTCCGTTCATTTATCTTAAATATATTATCCGTTAAATCGGCCCTTATAATCCCTCAATATTCCCCCATAATTCCCTAAAATAAAAAAGACGCTTAACAATTTTGTTAAGCGTCATAATTGTATGTTATAATGTTTTTTGAGATAGTCAGTGTGTTGGCTTCCCTTACAGGGGGTGATAGCTATTGTCAACTTATGAAGCGTTGTCTTTGATGATTGCTTTTAGTACGTTAATAGCTATTGTCATTTTAGGCTGTAAATAGCCATGAAATAAGCCGCTAACACCAGTGGCGCGCGGCTTCCTTTCACGTTTTACAATTATGAGGGAGAGCCAGCGTGCGATCACTGACTGTCTCTTTTTGTTTATTATATACTACTTTTTTACGGATTGCAAATTTCCTCATGAGTGTTTTATTTCTAAAATAAAATGTGTTATAATTTTGAAAAGTGAGGAATGAGGTTATATGAAAGATTATTATGCAATATTGGAAGTTCATCCTAAAGCTTCACAAGAAATCATAAAAAAAGCATATTTGACATTAGCTAAAAAATATCATCCTGATGTATCTGATCAAATTGGTAGTTGTACAGAAAAAATGCAAGAAATAAATGAAGCCTATTCTGTGTTGTCGGATGTTAATAGACGTAATGACTACGATAAAAAATATTTCAATCATAATCATTTTAATGATACTACAGTAGATGATGCGTTTGAAAAGGCGATAAACAATATATTTTTTTATTGTGCGAAATACAATGAAATGTTAAATACTAAAATAAGAAAAAGAGCAGAAGCTGCTGGGAGAAATCAACTAATAGCAGAGTCTTTGCTTGAGCAATTTAATGAGGAAATAGCAGTAGAATATAAACTTTTATCTGATGCTAACCTTTTAGATACAAAATTAAAGGAAACAATAGCTTTTGTAATGTATAATTTTGCCATATCTTTTACTTGGGGAAATGATTTTGTTTCGGCAAAAAGATGTATGGATATTGCTCGACCATGGATCGAAAACACAGAAGCAAATAAAAATTTTGTTGATAACTATTATATTATTAACAAAGAGGCTGAAAAACAAAAAGCAATAACGGAAGAAAAAACAGTTAAAAGAGTTAGTGCATTTAATAATTTTTACGTAGTTAGTATATTAGCTCTTATTGTTATTGTTTCTTTTTATTTTTTTGTTGATATTTCTGGCGATAAGAAAAAGACAATACCAAAGGTTAGTAAGAATACAACAGATTCTATTACTAAGAATAATGTTTTAATACCAAAGAAAAATATTTTAACACAGTATATTTCTAACAGTCCGCTTCTTAAAAATAATGGTCTTTGCGAATTAACGATAGATAATTCTAAGAATGACACACCAATTTATGGACGACTTTGGACCGCTGATACATCAGTGCCCGTTCGTGCATTTACAATAAATTCACATGATAAATTTGTGTTAAGAAATATAGAGGCAGGGAAGTATGAAATCCGTTATAAATGTCTTTATGAGAATACAGAAGCAACGCAAGGTGTGAAATCACAAACATTTGATTTGGAAGAAACTGAGACAGAAAATGGCATTAATTATTCTGTGGTGTCGGTAACATTATATAAAGTACGTTATGGTAATTTTAAAACTACAGAAATATCTGTGAATGATATTTAACAAAAAATAAAACCGCTATCTGTTGAAAACGGCATGAGCCATTCGGGCTTCTCGTTTCCAATCAGTTTAGCGGTTTTATTTTTATTCTTTTAAACTGTACTTTTCGTTTGCCATAGTAGCAATCCTTATAATGTCCTGTTGGTACTTATCCATTTGCGCCCGTTTCTCCTGAGCAGACAACTTAGGATTATTAAGTATTGTCTGCCGTTTTTTATTAAGCGCACGCACTTTTTTCATTGCATTTTTTAAGCCATTCCAGTTTTTAGCATTTTTACCTAACTTACCATAGGCATTAAACTCTTTACTGGTATCACTATAAAGCTGATAGAAATCCTCTATATTCTGGCTTCGTTTACCAGGCGTATAACCGAACCGCCCAACAATAGGCTGTTCATTCATATATTTAGCGGGCAACTCATTTTCACGGTCCAAAGCATAATCACCAATCATAGCATTTAAAGTAACAGCCCCGGTAGCACCTACATTCTGGATCAAGTTATCAATTTTCTTCGGAGAGACATTCAAAGCCTGACCAAGTTTTATTGCAGTCATGCTTGTATAAATATCATATTGTTCTTTATCTGGTAAATTCTGCAAACTTACAGGTATGATATTCTTTTCCGTAAAGAAATTATAAGATGACTGCCATTCTATAAACGGCTTCATGAAAGCAGGTATATAATCCGGCAGCATTGTATCAAGTGTATTTGCAGCCCATTTATTCATTGCATCCGGATTATCATCAAGCAACTTACTAAGACTTCTTTTAAATCCGCCTGCTAAAAACGCAACTTCCTGTGGTAATGGAGTTTTTACTATTTCATCTCCAATTCTTGCAATAAAATAATTATCTCGAATGTCCTGAGGAACATCCTGATACCAATCTTCATCATGAAATGCCACCCATTCAAATAAAGCCGGCAATATTATTGCTGTCCCTACTCTGGCACCTAAACGCACAGGATGAGCCTTAACCTCTCTAATGAGCCTGTCAGTACCCTGAATGGCCGCATTAAAGAACGGAACATATCTATTATATTTTCTCGCTAAACTCCCACCTCTGCTAAAGTCTGTAGTTATTTCTTTCGCTTCCAATCCAGCTTCCTGAATACTTTTTCCTTTTCTGCGTCCTGCAGCAAATTCGCCTAACCTGGCCGCTTCTTCTAGCGACTGATTTAATTTCTGGAACCCCTTGTAAAGCATTGTTCCCAATTTTACACCTGGAGCTTCTTGTAATTTTTGCCATTTTAAACTAGATCTTTCTGTAGAAATACGTGTCGTCATCGGAACACCAGCAATTTCAAACTCCCTATATAGGCTGCTTTTTTTATGGTAATTGCTTCGCAATGCTTCCCAAAGGCCATACATCGTATTACCAATCGGTTCGATGACAGGAATAGTTGTATTATTAGAATACAAAACAGATGTCAAAGTATCTCTGGCAAGGTTAAAAAGACCAAAAGCAGGTGTTCCTGTTGCACCAGCACGCATAACTTCGGCTGGTGTCATAAATACTTTTTCAACAGTATTAAATGTTGGCAAACTTAAATTAACCATTGCATCATATAATTCTGGCGCTGTTTGATATGATTTCTTTTCACCATTTTCCCATACAGTAAACACAAAATTCTCTGGAGATCCTTTACCTTCTAAGTCTGGTCGCTCCTCTAAATAACTACCAATGCCTTCTACATCTTTTAGTCTTGATAACGCAAGCCCTACTTTATTTCGTTCTGCAGCATCCACAGACTTCTGTGTATAGGCAATTAAACTATCTAACGGATCAATAACATTTCTATTAATGCCATATTCATTTAACCCTTTTATTGGGTTTGTAACATTCGCAAGTCCTGACTTTGGTTTATAACCAGGTATTTTCACATCCTCCATTCTTCTATCTCTATACATAGGGACATAATTTTTATACTTTTCTGCTAATGTATTATGCTGTTCCTTACTAATAATTCCACTATCTTCTAAAATTGACAGCACATTATCAAAATGTTGATGAACCTTTTCTGAAGCACTAATAAACTCTTTAGGAGCATTTTCTACAATACTTGCCGCAATATTCTTCTCCATAGATCCATTATATTCTTTATGAATGCTTTGTAACTCAAGCTGTCGTTTAGCTACTAAGTATGTAGAAAATGCCTGCCGATTATCTTTATATCCATTACTCCGCAGATAATCTTTAGAAAACTTTACACTATCCACTTCTTTTAAAATATCCTGCAATGTAACCGCATACTTTAATTTGTTATTATAGACTTTATTTAAAGCCTCAATAACATCTGTCGGCTTACCCTTATCATCCAAAAGCATTGTTGACCTTGATTTTGCACTGCTTGCAGCACTTCTTGCAAGCAAATAAGGATTATCCTCATATGGTAACTCTTTACCAGTCTTGTCAATAACAGCTTCAACAAATTTATTTATAGGGTCTTTATCATCAACCGCATACTTATATGCGTCCGCCAAAACATCTTCTGCCTTTTGGGTAATGCTCTTTAAATTTAAATCATCAGCAAAAGATATAGAAGCTCTTCCCCTTGCCTGATCGCTTTGCAGAGAATAACGACGCATTACATCAGCAAGCCTATCAAACTTTTTAGCTAAGTCTTTATTGTTAGAGTTCCTTAAAGCCTGAATAAAATTCTCGTAATATTTAGGGAAATTCCTTTCTGCCATTTCTGGGTCAGCAAGTATTTGCCTTGTAAATTCAGCAATACCCTCTGCACGTTTTTCAGCATTATTATATTCTCTAAATACGCTATTATTCCCCCATACATTCTCCGCTCCAGCAATAAGTTCTGCATCGCTACCTTTGACTTCTAATTTTTTATCTAAAAAATGTCCAATTTCATGTGAGTATGTAGCATAATCAGCAAAAGCCCTACTTCTTACAACTTCTGGGCCAACTTTAAACAACCCTTTATATTTTTCATCAACACCTCCGACACGAACTGGAACGATTGCATTAAAAGCAGCTTCAACCTCTTTTCTAGTAACCGGTTTAATTTCTCCCCATGTTTTTGTTTTTCCAGATCGACCGAAAGTAGCTTCTTCTCCAGTTGACTTATTCCCTAAAGAATATTGTTCTGTCTTTCTATTTTTCAGGTTGACAAAATCCTTCTCAGTAGGTATATTTAAAGTAAGAGAACTGTCGACTGCTCTTTCCAACATTGGGTATTCGTCCCTTGCGGATTTGAGCCACTCGGCAGTTTTTTCTTTGTTTATATACCGCAATCTGCCAGCTAATACATTATCTTCATACCATTTAGTAGCCTGTTGCTTAGTAACTTTATCCTCCTTACCAAAAGCACTAAGCATTTCATTGATTTCGTATCCTTTTTTATTATTTCTCTGTTTTAATTCAAATGGAGTTACGATCGTTGTATCATTTTCATCCTTTAAATCTAATACTGCAATTATTCTCTTTTCGCCTTTTTTGCCGCTATACTCAGCATCAAAAATCATAATTGGATCAGTTAAGGCTCGTGGTATTTGTTTAACAATCTCTGGAGTCATACCTTCACCATTAGCAATATTATGTTTGCCTATGGTTATTTTTTTTAAGTTTTTAGGACTGATTTCAATAGGTAATATTTCAGCACCAGCCAGTTCTAAAGCTAATGGAGTAGACATAACAGGGACAGCACTGTCGCCTTTATAGGTATTTTGAACAATAGCATCAACATTTTTTGCAAAGTTTTGCTCATCAATAACTAATTTTACCTCTGGCAGACTTTGATTTTCGCTTAACATACCTTGGACTTTACGAGTATCCTTTAACGGCTCTACAGTAACCTCTTGCATTTTAAATTCAGGTAGATTTTCTTTACTATTGTTATATATATTATGCAAAATTTTTGATGCAGTATATGCCGTTCTTCTTTCGGTTTCCCCTAACAAAGAGGACATTGACATCCTGTAATTAGGAACGCTATCTTTTACAGCGTGTTTCCCAGCTTTGAATCCCAGCACATCAGGTGATAAACTGGCTACTATATCAACTGCAAAGGCTCCTGGACGTTCTCTTGCATATTTCGTTGCTCCTTCCTGTGTTGCCACTTGATAAGCACCTGCACCGGGTAAAAATTCAGTTGCAGTATCAAGTACGCCTTTAGCACCGCTTTTATTTATATTGGTTTGTAAACTGGACAAAACAAATGGAGAAAGTACAGGTGCAGCAAAACTACTTGGGGCTAACAGTGCTGTAGCCATTGCAGCAGGCGCTATAGTTTCTTCCGCGAAATTGCCTGTAGCCTTCTTATATAGCTCCCCTGCTTTCTCCTGTTCTTTTGTTTGTGTAGGTACTGGCGCATTTGTATATCCTTCTTGCATAGGTGTACCAGTCAAAGCAAGTGGATTAGCTGCAGCAAGCCGATTAGCTTGCCTACCGACCTCTTGTGCGCCTTGTACAGCTCCTGTAGCAAAATTTTCTATTGCCTCTCCTATCCGAGTTCCTGCATCCGCAAAAAATTTACCTCTTTCTTCTGCAGTTACATCTTCCATCTGTTCTTCTAATGACGGTTCAACTTCTCCCTGACTATTTAAATAATTCTCAGTTACACGTTCCGCAGCTCTTTGAAAGAATCCTTTATTTTCAAGAACCGGTTTATTTGCAAACTTTGCCAGCATTTTTTCTCTCGCTGTCGACATTATTTCACACCGCCTTCAATTTTACCTAATTTATCCCACATAATAGTGTTAAGAATATATTGTTCATCAAAGCCATTTTCTTTAGCTATGTCCTGCACATATTTCGTTATTTCGTTTTTAGAAGCACCTCGTTCTGCCATATATTCAATATCTGAAAGCATTTGTTCGTACTCTTGGTTATTGCTATAGTCCTGTTTATAATCTCTGGTCTGATAGTTATGATTAGCCCATGCATAATAATCATTTAACTTCACAGCAGCTCTATTGTACATTCTTTGCTGAGCAGGAGTTATTTCATCAGTACTATCCATAACACGATTATTATATTCTTCCATTAAAGTTAAATCTTTATTATAATTTCCACTGTTTACATATTTCCACATTTCAGCATCAGCAGTAGTCATATAATTTGACGGGTTTCTAACCCGTCTTTGAGCTGCTATCAATTTAATTTTTTCTTCACTATCCAAATCAGAATTATTTATCATATCAACAGCTTCAGCTTCCGTAGGAGCAGTATTTATTTTTAACGCTAAATCATTTTTGTATTTTTGTCGCTGTTCTTTTAGTGCACGATCTTTATCCCTCAATATAGCTGAAGCTTTAGCCTTTATCTGATCTCTTCTTCTAGCACTCAGTCCACTCGCGCCAAGCCTGCTTTCGCCTTTGTAGTTTGTGAAGTCAAGATGGAAGTGCCCAGCTGTTGCATAGTCAGACGGATCATCGTACTCATTCAAAACTTTTAGCCCTGGGTAGGCACGTTCCATCCTATCAGCCAGTATATTACGGCTGGATTCGTCCAATTCACCTAACTTAGTACTGTCAACATCGACTCCTACACCTTCATAATGAGCGCTCCCCGGGGCATGGCCGCTGTAGTCATTCTTTGTACTTGTTATATATACATCATCTATGCCATATTGATTAAGTATACCTGTTATGCCTTTTATACCCTGTACTGCGTTTTCCTGCATTCCTTCAAAGCTTACACCGGGGTTAAAAGTATACTTACCTTCGGTTATGTTTCCTTTTCCCTTAGCATAGTTTTCAAGATACGCATCCCATTCATCAGGTGGAATATCAACAAGTTGTTTTGATAACTCACTATTTTCAACATATTCCTGTTCACTATATAAAGCTGCTTCCAGCTTTGTACGCACCTCTGGAGATATTTTGTTCCGGAAATAGCTGAGCCTATCTTCGGCAAGAGTATAGTTGTTCTGGTTTACCGCATCATTTACCAATATAGCTGCATAACGGTTTGCCATCTCTGTTTCCACTTGTTTGTACTGTTCTTTTGGTAGATCTGGGAACATACTTCTATACAAGCCTTCCATTATCGGATAATTCTCAAGCAAGCTCTCGCCATCGATTACACCGTTTATCAAATTATCTGCAGATTGATCAAAGACATTTTGTTTATATTTTTGTGTTTCCTGTTCCTGGAATTTATAGAGCTGTACGCCGTCAGTAGCAAGGGTATTATCTGTTATGCGTTTAAAGGCCTGTTCGCCCAATTTATAGCGGATACCAGATTTTGCATAAATACGTTCTGACAATACATTTGCATCTTTTAAAAAGTCGTTTATCACACCAACTGAATTACTACCCTGACGCTTTTGCATGTAGTCAACTTTCAGTTTGCCAAGTTCAAGATTAAATTCGTTCGTAGCTTTTGCCACACGCAGTGCTTCATTTTGCTCCTGCTCTTTATTCAAAACATCCAGTCCTGCATTGAATGCTTTTCCGATAGTACCATACATATTAGCCGCTGCTCTGTTTCCGGCATCGTTATATTCTACACCTACACGTTGTCCGCTAGCAGTAGGGTTCACAGAAGACTGGTTACTTCTTACTATTATTTTTGTCATCAGCCATACCTCCAAGTATTCTGTAAATGGAATTATACGCCTGCATCAAGTCACGCTCTACCGTCTGTACCGACGTATTTATTCTCATAGCAATCTGATAATTTTTAAGATCGTCTATAAATTTCAGTTCAATTATTTCTTGCTGTCTTGGGGTCAGCTTCGCCTCGTCTACGATCATGCGAAACTCTGCCTTCCCGGAAGTCAGCAACCAGCTCTTTGTCCACGATCTGCAAGCTTCCATAATAATCACCTGCTCGCTGCTATTGTCCCAACTAATACCCCTCCGATAAATCCCCATAAAGCCTTCTGTTTTTGTTTCAATTCACTTTTGGATTGTTCTTTCTTTATTTGTTCGCTCAACGTCTCTAAGGATTTGTTTTGCTCTGCTATTGTTTTTTTGGAGTTCGACAATGATTCCTGCGCACTCGTTAGCTCGCCCCTTATCTTCTGATAAGATAAACGCTGCTCTTCGATTAGCTTCTTCAGCTCGTTCGAGTTCATCTGCTGCAGTTCCAACGTGTTCGACAGCCCTATCAACAGATTTTCCTGTCTGTTTATTATCGTCTGCAATTCGTTGAACTGTTCCCTGGACATCGTTATTGTTTCCGGAAGTTCCTCTGCCGAACATATAGCAGGCAGTGATACAAGCAATAATAACGACCACAATAATACAATACCGATGATTATATATTTTTTCATACACGATTTTCACTCCATGTACATTATTTTCCTATTTTGACAGCCATATTCGCTACGTGCGCCGTTTTAGTCCGTTGCTTTACTATTTACTTTTACAACAGTTTTTTCTCGGCGCACGAGCTAAATATGAACAAGGTTATTCTGATATTACAGGCCAAACCAACTATGCAACGCACCTAAAGCAAAGCCGATAATCATACCGGTCCAAAAAACTTTGCTCGCTAAATATTCTTTTACTTTTTCCATATTAGTCACCTCCTTATATAATCTTTACCAATTATGATGCCACCAGATCGCCTTGCCCCTGATGACCTGCCCGCCTGGTTTCAGTTCTCCGTCGCCTGGCACATCTGGCAATTTCCACAAGTCCCAGCGTTCAAAAGTAGTTGCCGGGCCGTAGTCGTCTAAGTCTGCTGCTTCTGCATGTGTCATTACGGTATCGGCATTAATGTCCAATCCAAGCTCCTCACACAGTACAGCTACAACTTTCGCCATACTATCTATCTGTAACTCTGTCGGTGGCACGTTGCCAAAGTCGATACTTCCATCAGCATAGGCTACAGCATCTACACAGCACGCTAAAGCAATCCCAATAGCTCTAGAATTGCGCCGCCATGTATGAGCCTTATATTCAGTTAAATCATCGGTTGTCGCCATAACGGCGCCGTCGCTGTCAATGTTTAGGTGATAGTCACTAAAAAACTGGTGATAAATACCAGCTGACCAGTGTAGATAGATCTTATCAATATTACCTCTAGCCCTTGCTGCTAACTGCCGTAGCTCATCTAAAGTGATTCTTTTTGTTACTGCCCCCATTATTCTCTGCCTCCTGTTCAAATTTATCAGGGACACCGTCCCCGTCTTTATCTACTAAACTCGTAGCTACGAAAGTCACAAATGCAACCATAGCCGGACCTGTGATCTCTCTTATCAGCGCCAGCAGGTCAGACATAATAATCTTATCTAGCCATAACCACATATACATCCATGCAGCGTAATAGGTCAGTACCAGCAAAACGACTGCAATAAAATAGCCTACAATGACAGCCATTATTTTTGGCGACATTGAGGCTACTTTATTTCTAGCACCTACTATTAAGTTTTTTATTTTCTCAAGCATTTATTACACTCCCCACGTTCATTATCAGGAGATTTTTGCGGCAGCTGTAATGCTTTATGGTACAGCTCTGTGATTGCTCCATTACCACCAAGTGCTTTATAACAGCTATACATATCAGTTATATTTTCCAAGTTATATAGCGGTATAAATCCATCTTCCTCAGACTTATGATAAATTCCTATGATCTCTGTCCTGAGCAGACTGCGTGTCGCATTATGAAGGGCTTCTGTTTTCTTACCTCGTTCCTCTACCTGCTTTTTGTAGTTTGAATATATCTTCCAAGCTACACCGATAAATCCGCTCTGTACCAACAGACTTATCACCATAAATACATTTGCTTGTAAATCCATTTCACACCTCTAGTCTAAGGTAATAGCGTCCAATTCCTCTTTGCTTGATGCTGCGGCTACCTCTGCCTGCTTACTCCAACCTTGTTGTTTGCAAGCGCCCACGTGGGACGATAAGTCAGCACACCATGTATATACCTGCGAAGCATTAAGATACTGTATTGTTTTAACAGTTTCACCATCTTTATACCCCCGTACCGGACAGCCGTCAGGATATTCATTTTTAAATCGTTCAGTGCTTACGTTCAGCGCAATCCCCTGCATCGTAAGCTGCGTGTCCTTATCGCTATCATATCTTACTATCTCACCAGTGCATTCAGATATAAAACCGCCTGTGATTTTACTTTCAGTCCAAGCGTCTACCTCTGACAGCTTGATAGCTTTAAGTTCTTCCAATGTAGGCTCAGGCAATTCATATTCACTATAAGTACCGTCAGCGTTGCGTATATATTCTTTACCGTCCACATTGCCGATCAATAATTGATAATCTTTCTCTGTAATTAATACAAACCCTTTTTCAAGCAGTTCTGTAACTTGTTCCTGTGTTTTTTCTTCGGCGACGTAAGTGTCACTGCGTCTGCCATTTTCGTCAAATTTTATTAAATAGGTCATACTTTTATTTCTCCTTATAGAAAATTCCACTGGATTTACCATCCAGTGGTGGGTAGGCAATACTGATGCTACATATAGAAGTATTAATTTCCCCAGAAGCTTTTCAACTTTGTATTATGCGAATGTTATAGCAACCAGCAACTGCGAAACATTTGTTACAAGTGTTAGTAATACCAGTATTAGTTTTACCCTATGTAATGGTTACAATGATGATCGCTGGAGTGGTTCACAGCCTTGTAGACTTTATGCTTGTGGCTTGACTTAACTTATACCAAACGCTACATATCTTTGTCCTTGTCCGGGCGACCCAATGGTAAAACCATTGTTAGAGATAGCTGTTACAGTTACTTGGTTCTTATATAATTGTTCACCTTTATTGTTATTAGTTTGCATTACAACCTGAAACGCTGTTGTAAAAGTACGGGGGAATGTAGTTTGATCGCCCCACTGGATGGTAAATCCAGTGGAATTTTCCCGAGCCCAACCTGCCGATCCTGTTGAAACAGTCCAACCGGAACCAATACTTGCAGCACAAGCTGTTATAGCGCCAGCGTTTAAGTACACCGGCGTGGTACTGTCACCTACAGTACTGTTACTCTCAGTTGCTGTACCAGCATTAAGATAAATTGCCTTGACGCCACTGCCTACCGTGCTGCTCCCGAGTTTTGTTGCTGTAGTTGCGGTAGTCGCATTAGCTACATTGTTAATAGTAATAGTACTCGTTGTATTATCGTTCTTTGTTATAGTAATCGTTGCATCAGAATTACTCAGTCCTGACAGTGATGCGTTAATTGCGGCTCTTATTTTTTCAACTGTTACTAATCCTTCAAGTCCCATTTTTCCTCACCTCAAATCGTCAGAACAAAGCCGGCAAACTTCTCCGTACTTTGGATTATGATATTACTGCTACTTTCAACTACGTCTACCATAACACTCTCATAGGTACTGCTATTAGTACGATACATACCAAGGAAGTGTTTTCCTGAAGCTGCTAAGGTAAATGGATAGTAGCCGTTTGATAATGTTCCCCAGTTGGCGCTACTTGCTGTAAATTCAGTTTTGGTTACTGTAGTAGCAGAAGTAGGCGGAGTATACCCTAATGCCGCCACAACATTAGCTTTAGTAATACTGATTGTCCCGCTGCTGTTAGTGATATTTGAACCAGTTTTTACGCCGCCTAGAACACTAGCAGATGCAGTAGGCAGTGTATATACAGTATCCGTAAATACAGCATCAGCTGGTACTGTTTTGTTAAGTTCATAAGTACAAGCTTTAGGAACACCATCATCAAAATATACAGGCTGTGTTGTACTGCCGGCAGAAGTTGTTAGTTTAGCGGCAGCAGCTGCAGTTTCAGTTTTACCGAGTTTACCTGCTATAGCTTCATTCATAGCTGCCGCACCCGTTTTATCTTCTGCAATGTAATCGGCAATTTCTTTTAACGTATCGTAAGCACCAGGCGCTCCGTCAATCAGCTCATCTTTTACTGCCGACTTTGCAGCCTCAATAGCACTGTTCATATCAGCAGTCTTTGCATAACTAGCAGCCGCTACGCCACCTAATTTGCTACTGTCAGCGGCAGTTTCGGTCTTACCGAGCTTGTCGGTATCCAACGCTTCAAAATTAGCATTAATCTTAGCGTCTCTCTCTGCTAAAGTTCCAGTGACAATTTTTTCTACACTCATTCTAAGTAACCTCCATCCAATATTATTTTCCCTGTGAACGCTTTGCTCACATTTATAACAACGTTACCGTTATTATCTACTCCGGCATTAGCATAGTAAGGATAACTAACTCCATCAATTATTTGTGTTAAGCTGACAATGACCGGACTGTTTCCTGCCTGGTGTTCCTCAGCGGATATGGTTAGTACGAAATCACTGCCAACCTCTGCAAAATCTTCCTCCGTAAAGTTTTTGACATAGACCTTATCACCAGTCTTTTTTGTCAGCGACGCCAGTATAACGATGCCTGCAAACTTTTCAGGAACTTCGATAATCACATTTTCAGCGTCCATATAAACGCCGGTTAGTACCATTTCATACTGAGGCTTCTTGACTTCCTTGTAAACGCCTATAAGCCTGCTGTTACCCATTGCCATTGTAAGGCGCCACATGCCGTTGTTTTCAGTCCATCTGTCATCTGTCGCAGTAAACTCTTTTGTTATAGTTCCGCTCTCAAAACGTAGTAAAATATCTTCTGCACGGTCAGCTGCATCTTCTGCTTTCTCTGCATCTTTTTTTGCAGATTCTGCACTTTCTGCTGCTGCCGTTTCAGACTTCTTTGCAGATTCTGCACTCGCCTGCGCCTGCTCGATTACTTTCTCGGCATTTTCTTCAAACTTTTCAATTCTTTCAGTCGTTTCTTTTTCAAAGTTTTCAATTTCAGTAGTAACCTCAGATTCGAAGCGGTCAATCTCTTCATTTGTTTTTTTCTCAAAGTCTTCAACCTCTTCACGAAGTTCGCCGAAATCTGTTTTAACTTCCTGAATACACATCGTATTTCGATCTATCGCAGTCTCATATGCCTGTGTCAGCACCTGCGGCGGAAATACTGTTGGCTGTACTATATCCGTATTACGGTAAAAGTTTAAAACAGTACCTTCAGGTAAACTTGCGGACACAGTAACAATAAGGTTTTCTACAGTATAATCCGTGCCATAATTCAAAAGCACTTCGCTGCCCTTATCGTCTTCATAGCTGACCTTCACGTCATCTGCACTCTGATATTCAAATGGCAGAGAATATGAGGTATCAGGTTTAAACTCATAGCTTATTTTTGTTGCCGTAGTTGTTACGCTCACATTATCACCTCCTAAAAGCCCTGCCTTTTATTGTTATAAAATCCAAATGTCATCGACTTGCCACGGCCTGCATTAGTCAAAGTATATGGATCAAGGCTAAAGTTATCAGAGCCTTTACTTGCTTTGCCTCCAAGTGAAGAGCTGTAAAGCCCCTGTGCGGTCGTCATAATCCCTCCCAGCAAGCTCATTTTCCTTGTCATCTTCGCCGCAGACCTATAATTCGCTGCCGCCGCCTGCGCATTATATATATTCTGCCGGTAGTTAAGGTCAACGTTTGCCAGGTTTTCATTTATCGTTCGAGAGTCTCTTTCAAAAGCATTTGCATTTGCTCGGCCAAATGCTGCGCCTAAACTGCTCCCGGATTCAAGACCACCTGCAGCAAGCGCTGCAGTATTCTGTCCCTGTATCAGGTTGTACCTCTGCCGAGCTTCCTGTTGCTGCCGAGCCGCCTGGTCAGCTGCCGTCTGCCTGTTACGTTCTGCTATAGCCGCATTCTGTTCTTGTGCCTGTGCCTGAGCATCATAACCTGCTGCCTGCTGCCTACCTGACATATAAGTCATCACTCCTGATCCTACTGCCAATAATGGCGCCGCTAATGCCCCCATCACACACTCTCCTTCACATAAATATCAAAATCGCCAAGATTCATTTTTAACTTGAACCCGAACGCTTTTGTCATAGTAAAGCTTTGTTCATAAAAATGCCAAGTCATAATATAAAGCCGACCATATTTTTCAAGCCAGCCTTTTATCCTTTCTCTGCCAATGCTTACAAAGCTTTTTTTGCATTCAAACAGCTTGTCAGTACCTACTATATATGCTTGATATCTATAAGCGCCCATCGGCAATCTGTCTGTTAGCCCAAATATGGCGACTGGTTCTTTATCAATGTATACCACATTCATCTCACATGATTTTTCAATATGTAGTTGTACTGCCGCTTCAGTATCTTTGCCAAAAATCAACCTGTCATTCACACGGGCTTTGGCAAATATCCTGACCACATCTTCATACATATCTTCGCTATAAGGCTCTATCTTTATCATCTGATGTTCACATCCACATCCCGCGCTACGAACATTATTCTCAATGGATACGGTTCTTCACTGAATATCGTCAGCTCATCTGCTCTCGCGCTGTTCTGGTCAAGTGTCACTGTCTGAGTTCCGCTTAACAGTTTAATACCGAAATTTTCGTCAAGCTGGCTTTTCCCTCCGTCATCCAATGTACTAATCAAAGGAACAGCTCTATCTTTACTTCTACTGTATGCATAACCGGAATAACTCAGATAATAACGGACTACAGTAGAATTCAAACACCGTGATTGATCTACTATGCTGCCTGTTTTTTGAATCGTTGTATGTGTCTCAGGAATAGTCATAGAAAACTCATACCCAAGCCCAACAATTATTTTAGAGTACACACCGCTTAATGGTGGCTCTATCTCTATCTTTCCATCATTGGCAACGACCTGTTCTTTAACGTTGAAAATATCACCGCTGGTCATTACCCATACAGTTTTACCGGCAAAACGTTCAATAACTATATTCGAGCCGTCGTTATTTTCAAATATCTCTGCATTGTCCAGCATACAATAATCGGCTGGATCTTCAGTATATTGGTCCAATTCCTGACGCTCTATATAGTAAGTACCGTCACGCTCTACCACGAAATAGATAACGTCTGTATCATCTTCTTTTATCGTCTCTACTGCAATATAATTTCCCTGCGTGCTAAACCTCGTCCAACCGAAAACTTTTTCCTGCAGCATATAAGTCAAGCAAAGCATAGAACCATCATCAAGGATGAGATAAATCAAACTATCCGGATATTTAGTATAGGTGTAATCAGCTATCTTTTTACCGTTCAGCAAATGATGAACCATCAAAGTCAGCTCTGTTCCATCATAACGATCCATAGCATAGTTATAAGAAAAATCCCTGATATATGCTTCGTTGCTCTGTATATACAGAACTCTATTATCCGCTACGAACGGAATATGAGCTTCACTGCTGCCCCAACCTGTTTGGGTATTGATACTGATCTGCGCCGGAGTTACCACGCTTGAGCCTGAAATAATGCGCTCATCTTCACCTGTGAAAATGCACAGATCTTGAAACGTAATCAGATTTTTTATTGCATAATCATTTCGGGCTATAACGCTTGTATTAATAGCGCTGTCATCGGTCAAAGTCCCATCTTCTATCTGCTCATCAAAATTAGTATAATCACTGCTTTTACTCAACCAAAGACCATTAGGCTTGCTGTCGGTATTGGCCAGCACCATACGATCCTGAAAAAATTCTATGCAGGAAGGATATTTCTTCGTTGAACTAAATTCAGACAATGCAAACTCGTCTATACTGTCCGTAGAACCAAGTGAACGTATAAGCGTACCTATCGCCTCTGTATCACTTGTTATCTCTGTAAGTTTGATTATCCCTTCTGCAGTATAGCTGAAGCTAGTAAGCGTTACAGTACATGTACCACTGGTAATCGCAAACTTCACTTTGAAATAATAAGCATCTTCGCGGTCAACCGAACCACTATCACTGGCGTTATAGTCATCGTTATTAGAGACATATGTCGCATAATCAATATATTCGACATTATCTTTAGATCTCATCAGCGTTACAGTGCCGCTCCATATACCAGAAGTCCGCAAGCTCCAACTGTCACCAACAAACAAAGCTGATCCGGTTCCTTCACCACCGGAAGAATTGACAGCGGTTTTAGTCGCAATTTCCTGATACAGTTTTATACTGTCACCAACCATGTTTTCTTCAAAAAACGGCTGATTCGATGTAAGCGTTATGATTCCGGATGTTCCGCTCGGATAAAGTACTGTCTGCTCATCATAGTTATATGTGATTATTACCCATCCGTCCGAACCGTCGCTGCCATTTAACGCTGCATCTGAATAAGCAACTCCCTTGGTACCACCTTCGCCACCATAGCCATAGCTTGTACCGTCTGAGCCGTTCTTTGCGCCACGGTCTGCCGAATAAGCCGCAGTAGCTCCGCCGCCGCCTTTAGCCGTGTATCCAAAAGCAATTGAATCGCTGCCGTCTCCGCCGGGGCTGCCATAGCCAGCTCCATAATGGACAGGACTGCCTTTGCCGCCTGCGCCAACAATTATGTCAAAAGATTCATCTTTGGTTAACTCAATCTCGAAAGTTTGCAAACCACCACGGCCACCATTACCGCCCGAACTTTGCTTATCACTTGCTTTCCTGGCTACACCGCTGCCACCACCGCCACCGCCAGCAACAGTCACTGTATGCAAGCCTGTTTCTTTCGCTTTAAAAATATAATTGCCCGGAGCCGTGTATTTCTGTACCGAAGATGTATTATCAACCAATTCACCAAATGGCGGTATCTTGATATTCAATTCTTCAAAGCTCCACTCTTCGCTGTCCTTTTTCAGCTGATAAATAGGTAAGTCGCCGCAGACCAGAAACATCGTATCTGCAGACTTTATAAACTTAAGCTTTTTTATGTTTGCTTCTGAAAAAGGAGCTTCAAGTTCTCTAACTTTTTCACCTTTGTATCTTACTGTTAAATAGTAATCCGTAAATTCCAACATATAGTCTGTTGTAGGCTGGCTGAATGCTATTATTCTTGCTTTATGATTCTTTGCCGTCGTACCTTTATTGGTTGTCCCCATCCGCTTATAAATGCTGCCATAAGGCTTTACCGTTCCATTTACACAATCTTTCAAGAAGGTTCTATATTTATCCATATCAAGCCGGGCCAGAACATCAGGAGACGCTATCCCACCAGTAAAATTATTTAGCAAATCCCTATACACTACCAGCACCCCCTAAAAATCTTTGGTTCTGGCCGCAGCGTCTGCTTGCGCTCATTATTATTGCCGGCTGACGCTTTAGCATAGGCAAGCTGAAACAGCTGATACTGCGTTTCCGCACTTCCAGAAGATCCACTGACTACAGTAGAAAGCATATAGGCTAGATAACGGACTAGCGCTTCCGTGAACAGTGGCGGCCAAAACTGCGGATTGTCTATGTATCTGGTATATTCAATCTCCAAATGTTTTGCTTTAGTTGCAAATACTTGTACGAATAAATCTTCCTGCGGCGCTTTTATTTTGACGCTCATTATCTCATAACCGTTATCATTTTCAGGTTTATCCCATTCAAATACTCTGCCGTCAAGCACAACGCTCCTAACCCGTACCGCATCACTTGGATATTTGAAATAGTTCAGTTTCTCCTTTGGCAAGTAGCTCTTATCAAGTGTCTTCACATCCAGTCTGCTTATTGTTCTTCTGATCTTCGCAAAACTCCAGTTACTCATTGCCAGCAGCTGACTTAACGCAAACGGGAACATCTTGTCACATTGCCTAGCTTCTTCTGTTCCGTCTTTCAAACCGATTATAGGCCGTACTTTCAGCTGTACCAGTGCTAAATTACATATATCAACTATCGAATACTGCATATTATTACCTCCCTCTTCCAGAAGCAGCATTTCTGCTGCCTTTGGAAGAAAGAGCGGGACTTACCCCGCTCACTCTTATTGATCTTCTTTTTTGGAAGTAGTTACTTTACTTCCAGCAATTAACCTAAAACAGTTCTCCGGAAAAATATCCTTAGCCGCAAATTCGCACATATCACCCGGCTTGAAATTCTTGATCTGCCCGTTGATTCTTGCCTGACAGTATTTCGTGCATACATATTTAGACATTTAAACCAACCCCCAAAGGAGAAGCAACGCCGTAGACGATGCCTGCTGTAATCTTGCCGCTGTACTCGCCTGCTGCAGATGCAAAGATGTAACGCCCCGGAATAGTCGGAATAGGAGCGTAACCGAGCCGGCTTCCTTCTTTGACCGTAACTTTAAAAAGTTCTTTTTTATCTGTGCCCTCTGCGGTATTCCCTGCGCTGACGGTCACAGTTATGTCAGCTGTAGCCAACCCATCAAGAGATACTCCATATTGGGCATTAGGATAAATAGTATTGGAGAAAAAGGCTCCAGTATCAATAATCTTTGGCAAATCGCCTGCCGCATAATCAGCTGCGATTGCATTTGCTGCCTGTACATCATATTTCATAATCTATCACTCCTCGTATAATAAATTTCAAAGTTAAGGCCGCATTATGCGGCCTATATTAAATAACACGTGCTTCGTTCATATGGATCTGATCTACACGACGGATAGGCATTTCATCAAAGGTCATTAGCTTGCGCCCTTCGATACCTTCCAAACGCGGCTTGGCAGCGGAATAATCAAACATCGCTCCGAGCTGACGATTAGACACAATATCCTGACGCAGCTTGGTTCTTACTTTGCGATTCATGTAGATCGCTGGGCGGCCAGTGCTGGTATTGTGCAGACGCTCAGAAGCTTCGATCATCAAGTTGATAAGTTTGCCGCTTTCAATTGTGTTGATATCAATATTGCAGATACGTACTACCTGACGCAGATCTTTTACAACTAAGCCGGAAGCCCAGCTGAAAGAAGTCTTGATGCCCGGCATATAACCAGCACCTACTGCCATAGTATCGTCCTCAACAACGGCGCCCTGCTGCAGACCTGCCTTAGATCCTTTGGGATAGAAAGTATATACGCCGTTATCATAGCTCCATACCACGAACCAGATAGAAGTAAGATTAGCACTTGTACCACCTGCATCTAATACATATTCCGAAGTTTCCGGAAGGATTCCGTCAGTCTTACGGGTCAGTGTGCTATAACGTTCTGCTAGTCCCAGCATACGGTCTTTACCGTCAGCAGTACCGCCATAAATCATGCTGCGTGCCATAGCCTGATTGATTGCTTCGATTTGCGGCCGGGACTGTGCCAGCAGGAACCGGTTACGCATTCCATTCAACTCGTACAGTGCCTTATCGATAACTACAGGACGGTAGAACATCGCACTGAAATCAGTCATCGCAGCAAAGCTGCCAGGCTCCGGTTTAATTACGTCATTGTAATAACGCAGTGCTTCACCGGGTAGAGAGGTACTGATTACTTCTTTGTTGCTATCGCCGTTGTTAGCTTCTACTACCACAGAATCTTCCAAAATCTCATTGGTCTCAGCCAAAAGATTTACGATAGCGTTTTCTTTCAGCTGCCCATCAGGGGACAGCACCGCCATCACGTCATGAATTGTTGGATTGAGTTTTTCTACTACTTCTGCCATTTAAGTCACTCCTTTTTATTTAAGTCGCCGAACATAATGTCGGCCAGACTGGGAGCCGCTTTACTAGCCCCAGTGCCACCGCTCATAAGGTTACCGTCCTCTCCTACAAGAGGATGCAGCGCCTGCATGAGCTGAATAATTTTAATATTGCCTTGAATGCCTGCCATATCGATGACCTGCTTTAAACCGGGGATTTTACTCTCCAGTGCATTCATAGTCACATTGGCCTCACTGATTGCTTTTTGGTATTCCGGCGTTACGTTATCAAACGTGGCTCCGAAATGTTTTAATGCTTCTTCGGTATTGGCAGTCATAAAATTAGCCCTCGCATTACATACATAATCGAGAGCTTTTTTTGCCATCTCCGGATCGGTGATCCCGATAGCATTCAATTCTTTTGTACACTCTGCCACAATCTCCGGCGTCGCCAAATCACCTAACCGCTCAATAATTTCAGACTTTACAAAAGTCTCATCAACTGTTTGGTCAGGCTTATCGTCCGCTTTTTCAGGTTGCTTCCCCTGTTCAGACGCAGGTTCTTGCTCCGGCTCTTTTTCAATCTCCGGTGCTGGCTCTGTTTCCTTCTGCTGTTCCTGTACAGGTTCTGCCGGCTGTTCCTCATTCATGTTATTGTTGAGGTCATTTATTTCTTCCATCTTTGTAACTCCTTTCAAAATTTGCTTCTTGTTCGCGTATCCAGGCGAAGCGTTCTCCCTCAGCTCTAAGAAGCTGCAGTACTCCATCTTCTCCCATTTTGCGTATCTCATCCGTTACCACAAGCACCGCTTTCCTTGCGCCTTCTTTTCGGTAGGTATCAGCGTTACCGGTAAAGGTAGAGGCATAATAATAATTTGATACCATAAGCTTAGTTAAAAACCATCTGCCCCGTTCATCACTGAGCAGAAACTCATAAGCTTCTTTGTCTTTTACTCTGGCCTGCGCTTTTAAAAAGTCATTACAGGCTTCCTTTTTCTCCAGCTCTTTCATCTTTGCTACATTTCTTGTCGGTATCATACGCCACCCCGCAAACTGCTGAGTAAATTATCCAACGGTGCTACGCTGCCGTTGTCTGCCATCTCCTGAAGATTGGCCGCTGCCTGTGTGACATTAGGTAACGCCTGCGCTACCGCCATATCTTCCTGCATCTGTTCCTGCTGTTGGGCTGCCTGAGCCTGCTGCTGCTGAATTTCAGCGTATTCCTCGTCCGTGTAGAGTATCTCACTCTTCACGCCCAAATCATCTATCCACTTACGCAGGAACACACTTTCATTAAGCATATTCACTACGCCAGGCTTAAGTTGCGCCGTCTGGCCTATTGCTGCCAGCGCTGACTCATAATCTTGTACTCCGCTCATCCTCTGCAGTTTGGCCAGCGGTGATACATATTCGATTTCCAGCTCCATACCGTCGTATTCAGGCGGCATTTCAAAAACACCGTTTTGCGTATAAATACCATAGACCCGTTTTATATCACGGCTCAGTACCTCTGTGTTAATACGTGTAACTACCGGTGTGAGCTGCTGCATCTTCTCCTGCTGCCTCAAACTCCATTCGTAAGCTGTACGACCTGTATTATCAAACTTCTGCTGTTCAAGCATCGCAAACAGATTTGTATTATAGGCTGCGTTGATTTTATCTTCTCTTATTGCCGCCATCTCATACACTTTGTCGAACACCGGCGCTATGTCAAACAGCGACTGGACTTTTCCAAGCTGCATATCTACCTCTGTTATAGCACCAGGCCTGTAATCTGGGTCAGTACCTGTAGGAACCTGCAGTGCCGGATTATAAAATAGCTCCATATTTCCTGCTGCAGCTTTAAGTAAGTCAAACATCACCCTGTTGTCGCTGTCTGCAAACCAGCCGGGACCAATGCCATAATCGCTATTAGGAATAGCAAGATAACGCATTATTGTAATCGGACAGGTTTCAAAGCCTCCTACATGGATAAATTCCTTATCGCTGCAGTCCAGCCAATAAAGCGACACATAGCGTTTTCCCTTTGGTCCTAACGCCTTATTGTCATAAGCAGGATTCTTAGTCATAAGCCAGTAGACTTTCATAAGGCGGCCGCTGTTTTTGCCGTCCTTGTACTCCTGCTGTTGCTTTTCAGGCAGCGCTTCAAGCCCAAACTTACTTACTATCTTAGATAAGCTCATTTCCTTCTTGACTGAAAAATGCGTTACTTCCTGCCACGGATCTAGTGCGTAAGCGTATGAGCCAATAGAATAATTTTCAAACACCATACCTCGCTCCGGAATAAAGAAACTCCCGCGCGGAGACTGCCCAAAGGAAAGTTCAAGATTAGCGCTGTAAATCGATGAATAGAAATTGCTGGCGTTAAGCGCTTTATTAATCGTATCCCTTTGGTCCTGCAAAATAGCTTTCAGGGTCTGGTCATCCTCTGCGAAACGTGACTGCAGATCAAACCATTCCACAGTTTGGGGAACAGATCCGTTCGTCATACCTCCGGCAAATATCTGCGCTGCTCTCCACGCTGTCCCGTCGATAATCCCTGCATCACGCTTTATCATCTTGTCCCGTCCGGCTAGCTCACCTAAAAAAGGTATTTGATACTGCTGGATACGGCGCCACATTACAAGACAGTTCTGGTAATCCTTAGCGTTGAACAGTTCGTCGTGTATGCGTTTTGCTTCTTCAAGTTTCATTACATCTGTTTTCATCGCTTACACCCCGAATGTTTCGCCGCTGGTCACGCTGCCCTGTGTTGCTGCGAAGTTAAATTTCTTCTTGTTTTTGCGCTGCTGGTCAAGTGCGCTTGTCCCGTCCATCCTACCGCTTACATCTGTAGCCGCTGCCGCTACCTTAGGAACCTCAGTTGCAGGTGTGCCAAACAACTTATTTGTTAATCCACTCATTGCCCTCACCTCCTTTTAAAGCTTTGCCAGCGGATTATAATTTCTTGCACTGCCTTGCTGCCTGCTCCTTTTTAACAGATCAAGCGCCGGCGTACTAACTTTCATTTCACGTCCAAACGTCAGCGCCAAGGCATCCGCTCTGTTAGGGCTAAATGGCATATCTCTTTTACGCTGGAGTTGTAATTGCCCACGGTCATTGACATATGCTTCAGGCATCATAAGCTCTGCAGCAATCTCTCTGTCCAGTTCATCCAAACAGCCACCGTTAATAAGCCATTGCTTCATTCTGTCCCACATTTCCATGCGTTTATTAGCATAATGATTTCTGCTAGTAATAGAAGAATTTACTAAGTGCCAATTACGCCCCATGTATTTACCAGCAGAATAAATGCCCTGACCGTAACCAAAATCTATGTTGACCTGCTGTGCTTTATACTTATCTTCAAACAGAGCTACCTTTTCAGCAAAAGCAAAATTATCGTCGCTCTTCGGCTCTTCGTAAAGCAGCTTGCTGAGGTTCCCCTTACGCAGATAGATAACTGCTGCATCCTTACCGCCCCAAGCTGGGTCAACGCCGATAATAGCAGGTGCAAACTCTACGTCTTTGCCCGTAATGCTTCTTGACTGCGCAGCTTCTATTACATCGCGTCCAATAAACTGCAGCTCGCTCGAACTCGGCGGCTCACCCAAGATACGAACTTTAACGAAGTCGCTCTCAATACCGTATGTCTCAATCCACTCATTGAGCAGCTGCTTATTCGTTATCTCTACTGTCCTGCTGTCTATTTTCCGCGTATGCCAGCGGTGACGCTCTTTGCCTAAACAATCCGCGAAGCGTCCTATGTTCTTAGTAGGATTACCAAAAACCAGCCACAAAAGCTCAGTGTCTGAATCTGTCATCGCGCCCTCAGCAACTTCCCAGATAACGTCTTCTATCTCGGACGCCTCATCAAAAATAAGCAGTATCCGATTCCCCTGATTATGCAAGCCTGCAAATGCTGCGGGATTACTCTTGCTCCACGGGATAGCGTCTGCGCGCCAGTTTTTATCGTGACCTTCTACTACGCTATACATAGACGTTGCAGTATATACAAACATCTCACTCGCTATATTAAGCCTGTGCCACTTGCCAAGCTCTGGCCATGTTTTAGTCCGCAGCTGCGTGTCCGTATTTGCTGTGACAACTACCCTTGTATCTGCCCGGGTATACATAGCCCATTCAATGAGCCACGCTACTACAGCGCTCTTACCAATCCCGTGTCCTGATGATATTGCATTTCGGATAAGCCTGCACGGGTCATCCCTCATACTGGCTGCAAGCTCTTCCATAAGCTCAAGCTGCCATTTTTGCGGCCATTTATTCTCCAGTTCTCCTTCTCCCCATGGATACATGGCTTTCACAAATCCCGCCGGGTCATATTCAAACTGTGCAATAAATTCGATTAATTCTTTTTCTATCATGATTTACCACCCTCAACGCGTCCCTGGGCTTTCTTAAGCACTGTTACTATATCTACTTTTCCGGAATGTTCTACTTGCTGCTGATCTTTCCACCCAAAGTTATTTTTTAAATTAAAAATGACGCCTACAACATTCTTTCCGTCAAGCAGCCTCTGTTCAAGCGATTCTTCTATTTTCGTTTTCGCTTTTTTTATAGCGTCAGAAAATTCACTTTCTTTTTCATACTGCAAAAGAGTTTCTCTCGTCATCCCCAAACCTAATGCTAACCCAGTAATAGTGTATCCAAGATTGTCTTTATCTCTGCTTTCAAAATATGCGTCTATCTTTCTCTGCATTTCAGTTACGTTATCAAACTTCTTAGGTCTTCCTCTTGCCATTTATCCCACCACCTTTGCAAATAAAAAAGCACCTAACCGAAGTTAAGTGCCTTAGTATTAAGTTATTCGATAGTCATTGTTCCTAACTTTTCTCTTAAAGTGTTATTAACTATATTGCTCTTTGATACGATTTCGTCTAATTTAAAAGTAATATCCTTTAATCTTCTCTCTAGTCCGTTTGGAGCGAGACCTGCTTCTTTACAGACAGTACCACCACTATTAGGATCGCCCAATATGAACAACTGTGTATTCTCAACACTTGAATTTAATATCCTAGTAAGACGTTCAATATTTTCTATTTGTTTTTCCAGCGAACCCTTTTTTACATCACATTTTACATCCCAATCACAATTCGGAGTTTCCATACAAATATCGTTCATCATCGCACCTCTTATTCTATATACTAAATTTTGATATATATCACCGTGTTTTATCGGTTTTTTAATGCCGAATTATTTATGTAGATTAAATTGGCGGAAGGTACAAGACTTGAACTTGTAAGCCGATTGCTCGACTGACGCCTTAGCAGGGCGCTGCGTTACCGATTACGCCAACCTTCCGTATGGCGGAGCAGGTAGGATTCGAACCCACACAGCGTATCCCTACGCCCTATCAGTTTTCAAGACTGCTCTCTTAGCCGTTTGAGTACTGCTCCATTATTGCCGCTGTATTACCCCAACGGCAGGGCGGCAGCTGGAAGATTACCTGTCCAGCACACGCGCCTTTAAGCGTGGATAGGTGTTCCCCATCTATGCCAAACTACCCGTGGCAGGACTCGAACCTGCGACAAATGATTAAAAGTCAATCGCTCTTGCCATCTGAGCTACACGGGTAATGTCCAAGCGCTAAGCTTGAACGTTTCACCAAGCTTGTTGTAAGCCTACTTACTTATAATACTATTTTAACTCATCAGAACAGGTAATTTGTCGGATACATTTTTAATTCTCAATAAATTTTTTTCGAGTGCTAAAACGACAGCATCGTTTAAAAACTCTTCGCGAAGCTCGTAGTAAGTATCTCTATTCATACCTTTTAGTCCAGCAATTACTCCTGGCGACTTATTATATTCATAACGCTGGAACATAGCATCTCCTGCTGCTTGTTTCTCATGAACCTTATATGTCTCAGCTATTACTTCAAGCCATGCTTCAGGATTTATTACTATAGTTTGATAAGGGCCTTGTCCCCACGAAATCATCTTGATCGGTTCAATATTCTTTAGTGCAGATGTTTCTGTTGGATTACTGATAAAAGCATGACCTCCACCCCCAGTATGCCCTTTCTTTGCAGTACGCTGCTCTCTTTCATCATCAACAGCTTTCTGAATATATTTCCTATTCAAAAAATACCACTCTGTATGCTTTCGTAACAGTTCTATTAGCATATCAGTCTCCTTCTAGCTTTTCTTTTTTAATCGCCTAAATAATGCTCCAAAAGGATTTATGTTGTCTTCTATGAGTTGGTTCAAAATAGCCTCCTCAAACTCTCCGTGTTTATGCTCTTCTTCGCCCATAACAACCCAATATTCTTGCACCCATTCTCTCGTACCGTCTGCACTTTCAAGCAAATATAAGATACCTTTAGAATCTAATTTAACACCAAGTACTTTACGTTCTCCCTTAGGCAAATGTACATTATCACCTATATTAAACTTGCTTTCTATTGTTAATAACATTTGTATCGCCCTTCTTCTCTGATAGATTTATTGTAAAAATACTAAACCTTCTTAAAGCTAATATAAACAAAAACGTTAATATCCAATGTTCATATACAAATTCAAATATCCATTTTATTAGATCAGGATAATTCATGTCTTCACTCCTTAATCATTACATATAGCTTGGCCGCAGTATTTACAATAATGAGCAGCGTCATCTACTAATTTCTCACACACAGGGCATTTCCAACGTAAACCATCATCTGATAACAAGGGACTTAATTCCTGTGGTATCTGTTTTTGAGCAGCTGTCAATAAAGTTATATAAGCATCCCTTTTTTCATTCATGTGCATTTTCCAGATGATTGGTTTTAATAAAGCTATTGATCTTTCTAACTTTAGTATGTTCATTCTGGTTCACCGTTCATAATAGCCCCGCAATTTGGGCAGTAATTTAATTCTGTATTTCCTTCCTCCCAATACATATCCCAAATACACTCGCTGCAAGCAATGATATTATTATGTCTTACCCAATGCCCATGCTTACGTTCTTCTACTGTAGGGGCTTCGTCTATTAAAAATTGAATAGTAGTGATTGCTGCCATTAAGCCGAATCGCAACTCTTTCCGCCGACGCAGGGCGTCGGCATCTATTAATCTCATTATCTATTCACCGTCCTCTCAAATATCCATCGGGTCACAATTCTCACAGTCAGGTTCAATGTCTCCATACTGCCAACGACAATATATACAGCAGTATTTACTGTCCCAGTAATCACAGGTAGCGTCACAATCATCACAAGGGCATTGTTCTTCTTCCATTTTTATTCACCGCTCCTTTAGTAGCTCAAATCATCATAGATATTGCCGATAACTTTTGCACAAGGGTTCCCACCATGGTTTAAATAATAAATGTCACCATAATATTTAACTGGTTTTTCAATTTCCGCTAAGTAGAAAGTTCCCTGTGCATAAGCTACCTGCATACATGGGGGTATCCAGTCGTCCATACAGACGATATCGCCCTCAAATATTTTCTTGCCATTTTTATCGACAAAGCCTGTATACTGCCCTGCGGTATTAGCGTCAATTTCATACATCGCCACTCCATCCGGTGTTATGTAAGGGTATCCCTGCTGTTCTGTATAAAAGCCGTAGCGCCATTCTTTATCATTTATTCCTTTACCTCTAAATAATATTTCACGCATTATTTTCTTTACACTCCTTTATCTGTGAGCAATGCTATTCCAAATAACATAAGTGTTACAGCCCCTATAGTGCAAGTAATGACATATAAATTACTATGTCTGTCACTGCTGTCAGTCAGAAGTACCAATATAAACCAAAAAGCTGACGCTATAGCCACAATAATAGATGCTGTAACGACACAATTCATTAGTAAATAAATAAAATCCATGCTATTTATTCTCCCTCTTCCTTTAGCACTAATCATCTTCTGGAATGCTCTCGGTTTCGTCTATATTTTCTTCATATTCACTTTTGCTAATTATCATAGCTTTTGTGCCACCGCTCATGCTTATTAAAGCGTTTATAGCTGTTTCTTCCCAATGGTTTAAGTCTGTCTCAGAAATGAATTTACTGAATTCTGCACCAAATTTCATGTAAATATCGTTGTCAGATTTCAAATAAATCGTTATAGTATATGGCATTGTTATTCACGCTCCTATTTAGATATTGTGCTCATTACAATGCAAGCTATCATCCAAAGCACCGTAACACTTATAAACAATTGATTCATTTTTCTTCACCATCCTTTATCTCAATTAATGGACAATCTATCAGCCTAATGTTTGGATCTTCAATTTCACAGACAAGAATACAGCAGCCTTTGCTCTTATCAACAGAAAATGGTAGATTCCTATAAAAGCCAACTGGATATGTCAATGGGCATTCACCGCAGTTTGCAGGCATATCCATTCCTTTAATTGCTATCATGATCTTCATCCCTCTCATAGCCTTGGCAATAAGTTTGTCCATTCATTAATACAAAGCGACAGCAATTACAGCCATAACTATCTTTATAAGTGCATTCACCATTACTATAATGCTTGCAATTAACCCACGGACAATATAGTACTCTCTGCCCTGAATATTCATCTCTAACGTGTATCTGTACTACTACGTTAGCCAATTTAATTGTTTTCATGTATTTCTAGCTCCGTTCTGTCAGCCCAAGTAATCCTACGCGATTTAAACTTAGTTGGCATAGATATAACAGTAAGCTGAATACAGTTACTACATTCTGGGTTTTCGCTCAACTCACTGGCCTTTCTATTATTAATGCATAAATAACAATAGTCTAAGTATTTCATTTTTTACTCCTCCATTCTTACCCAACGTTTTTTGTCCTTAGGCATAAATTCAGAAGGTCTAGCAAAACTGTATTTCTCATTAGGCTTACAGTTACCACAAATAAAACTTCCTAGGCATTTGCACTCATGGCACCAACCTACGTACTTTATTTCAGTTTTTTTCATCTACTCCACCACCTTTACATTCTATTTGCCGTATACCACTTCATACATCCTATCCGCAGCAGTTCGTATAGTTTTTGTTCTGTTATCGGCTTTATATTCTGCCTGGTTTTTGGGTCGCGCAGTATTCTTGCACATCTCCCTTGAAAATCCCTGACGGCCATTATTCCAGCATCAGAATCTAATAATATTTGGTTAATCTCTGTGCTGTTTTCTTGGTACAGCTCATGCGGGAAAGCGTAGTAAAAATTTCTTACTATGTCGCTATTGTGGTAGATTTTCTTTTTAAAATCGGCCTTAAAATCGGCCATACTGATTTTAATTTCTACTTCTGTGCAATATCTTTTAGGCGTTATATAAAGCAAATCTGCTTCATAGTGACCAACCCTACCAACGGTCAACAGTATATTAGGCAAGACTATGTTGCCATTGATCAAACCAAATTGATAGGCAATACGCTTTTGCAGTTCAGCTTCAGTCAATCAGTATCATCTCCTATTCTTCCCTGAAATCAATGTCTGGGTACTTATAAAGCAGCATTTTCTTTTTGATCATATACACCTGTGTCCTCATGCCCTTGGTGTCAACATAATAAACGTGGCCGCTGGCTTCCGTAACTTTGAAATCAGCCTTGTAAATAATCGGCCTTATCTTTTTACCTGCGACCTCATAAGCAGGCTGTAAAACAAATTCAGGCTGTAATTCAATGCTTTTTACTGCACCAGTACGTTGCTGCCAAAGTAGGTCCTCATAGTATTTTGCTTCTTTCCTACTATCAAAGCGAATCCCGTCAACCTCAGTTATTGCATTGCCATATTTCAGCACAGGTACAGCCCCTGGTAAATTCGCCGACGCCGTTACGCTGTCCGAACGTATTTTACTTACAAGATGTGCCGGCAGTTCATTCCACGTCGTCATTGGTACATCGCCAAGGCATCTTCAAGCTCTTCCTTTTCTCTCCGATACCGAGCCACTTTCCCGCCGAGCTGACTGTTTTTTCGGCGCAGTTGTTTGAGTTCCGTTAAAGCCTGCATAAGTACTGGCTTTAATACCGGTATATATTTATCCTCTGGCTCATCCTCAATCATTGCTAACATAGCTTTTATATCTAATGGTTTCACATTTTACCACTCCAAACTTATATTAAAAGGCCGCCCCCTACGGGCTAATCACCTCCGCAGGGGTATACTTCCCTTTATGCTTGTATATAGTTAGTATGCGCGGCCGTTTTAACTTATCGCCAGATCTGCCACTCTACAGTAACCTCTGCCAACGCACAGCCGAGCTGCCATAAAAATCCAGCGGCAAAGATAAATAATAATGTGTATACTGCTTCACGCTTCATTTTCTACCTCCACAATTGCCGCGAACACAAGATATACCTGCTGCGGCACACAACCATTACCTAATGCCTTTAATCGTTTCGCCCTGTTTTTCTGCCCAACTATTACTCTTGGCGGTTCATATGCGTATTGCTCTACATTTATTGCAGCAGGCCAGCCGGTCCAGCTTTCAATATCCTCATTTGCAACATCTATGTCAGTCCATCCTATTGGTAATCCCATTAAAAGCTCTACCCAATCAGCGTTTAGATTACCTGGTTTTTCTTCTTTTTTTATAACAACACCATCCAGATAATTTCTATCTGCATTACGTTCAATACTCGCACAGCCATATGATCCGCTGTTTCCTTCTCTTGCTCTTGGTGTCGGCCAATTTACCGCCTGACTTAAATTAACGCTGTGCATCTTCTTAACTGCTGTATCTAATCCATCACCTGATGTAGCACTCGCACCTTTACGATTGTAATTACCACATACACTCGCGGTAGGCCACAATGAAAACTCGCTCTCGTTTGTGTGGCGCTCCAACATCGGCAGCTCCATAGCATGACCATCCAACACGATACCCCATTTCGGCCAGGTCTCGGAGTACAGTTCCGAATCCTCCCCCCGAATCCCGGCAGCAGAGATTGAGAGTAACCCGCGTACGTTTTCTGCCACGATCCATCTTGGCTTAAGTTCGCGAATAAGCCGGGCATACTCTCCCCAAAGACCGGAGCGGGTAACGTTCCCTTCACTATCAACGAAACCAGTTCTTTTACCTGCTGTACTAACATCTTGGCAGGGGAATCCTCCGCTGATAATATCGATCTTTGATATTCCATCAGTTTTAAGTTTTTCTGCTGTGAGTTCTCTGACATCTCTGTAAATTGGGACACCCGGAAACCTCCTTTGCAATATTTTTTGCGGGTATTCTTCGATTTCGCACAAAGCCACTGTTTCTATTCCCGCCCAGCTGGCAGCAAGGTCAATCATACCTACCCCGCTAAATAGCGATAACATTTTCATTGTCCTCACTCCTGCTCGCTACTTATGCTAACGCATTCCTTATCCTGCAATCTTTTAAAGTTGTTAAATATCTCCCGTGCTTTAACAGCCCGCAGATCATCTGACCACATCAAGCAGTTCGGGCAAATATGAACCTTAAAATATCGGCCTCTGGTTACAAGGGTCCCACTCGTCGTATCCTTATGGCATATATCGCAATTCATAATCTCACCTCAAAACGGTTCTGACTTATTAGTGTTCAGCTTGTCAATATCTTCAGGCGTAGAGTAGTACCCTCTTGCAAGATTTTTATTTATGACTTCTCGCTTAGCTTTGGCATAAGCCAAAAACGCCAAAGCATGATTCTTCCGCAGCTGGTAAACAAACGTGTTGCAGCAAGCCTTAACGTCGATAATCTCCGTCATCAACGCTACCAGCTTATCTTCTGTCGGCACTTTTTTAAACTCTGTGTAAGCAGCTTCTACCTCAGCCAATTCTTCTTTGATTTTTGCAATCTGTTCTTCCGGTGTTACGTCCCTGAATTTATAACATGGTGTTGTTGCTTTAATTTTCATTATTTCATCTCCTTCATTGCCGCAAAGAATGTGATTGCCGCCATATACTCATCGTAATATTGCTCGTTAGGATTATTACCTTCACGTCCGTATACACTCTCTACACGAGTTTTAAATTCGTCTAGCGTACCACCTTTGAAGCCATTCCAACATCCGCATAGAACATTGTCGTCATCTACGCAATAAGTAG